AGAATCTATGTATAAAGACTGGCTAGAAGGAGATAAATCATATAAGAAATATCTCGAAGGCTATGTTCACAAAAAAGAATAACTAAAAATAACAGTCTGTTTTTTTGCTGAGACTCTCCTCCAATTTAATTTTACCAATACTAAACGAGTCTCACATTAGCCAGCAGACGATCATCAATAGATAGCAGCCTGAATGCTGAGAGGTTTAACCTTCCTAAAAAGGGGTAGGGCTCCACACTCTACCTCTACCTCATCAGCCCTCAGAACGCACGAGAATAGGCCTAAAAACCGCGGGTCCCTCTGACAATCCTAACTTGCGGTGACGCTGAATCCCAAAAACTGGCTAGATTTCGCATATTTTAGGGCGATTTCCTTCCATTTTTAGAAAGGAGAATATAAATGAGCTATGAAGTTAAGAGTAAAGAACTGGCACGAATACTTGGTATAACAGTAAGGAGAGTAAATCAACTTGCAGATGAAGGAGAAGTCTTTCAACGCGAGGTGAGTGGAAATTTCGATTGTGTAGAGTGTGTAGCAGCTTATTATAACAATAAATTTACCGACGAAGATTACAAGGAGCAGTATAACAAAGAGCGGGCTCTGCATGAAAAAGCAAAAAGGGAAAAGGCTGAGATTGAGCTTTCTGAAATGAAGGCTGAAGTTCATAAGGCAGAAGATATTGAGTTTTTTATGACTGATATGCTAACTACATTTAGAAATAGAATGTTATCAATACCGTCAAAACTGGCTCCACAGCTGACAGGGGTTAATAATACTAATCTTATAAGCTCAATGTTAAGAAGTGAAATCATGCAAGCCTTAGAAGAACTTTCAGAGTATGATCCAGAAGAAATTTCAGGCACCAAACCACCTGAGGAAGAGATCAGAAAAAAAGAGGAAGAACTTGAAGAAATTAAAAACCAGGAGGAAGAGGAATAGATATGATTAAATCAGATCAAGGCAATTATTGGGAAGCTGAAGAACCAGAAGTTATTGATAACGGCAGTCTGCTGCTTAAACATTATGAAGAACACGGAGCTTTACAGCTGCAGATGAAAGGAATTGACGCCAAAACAGGTGAAAGTTATGCTAAAAAAGGTCTAAATTTGAGAAAAGAGGTTTTATTTAAGCAGCCAAAGATGCTTGAAACTCTGGCTTTTATCTTTTCAGAGTGGCTGCATGAATATGATAATCAAATAGCAGACGACTAAATTTGTGCAGGGAGGACTTAAAGTGCTGACAGTAGATGAATTTGAGCAATTTGTTATAATGGTGCTGACTAAAAAAATGCAGGAAAAGCTGAAATTTTTAAAAATACGAGCTGAACATAAATTTAAAGATGACGATTATTATTGCCTGACTGCTGTCCGTTTTGATTATGCAAAAACTGCTAACAGAACAGGGATATCAGATCCGACAGCAAACAGAGCTGTTCTTCTTGCTGATGTTTCACTTTTAAGGCAGCGAGTTTATGATTTATTTGTAAATTTAAACAGGATCATTGAAGCTGAACTAAAAAAATTAAAAAAATTTGAATTGAATCTAATAAAAAAATATTTAAAACTCATACCAGGTGAAATAAGTTCTTATAAATATAAGCAGGCCAGAAAGTTAATAAAGAGAATACAAAAACCATTTTTAGAATGGGTTGATCAGTCTCAAGTCTGGGATAATGCTGGCTTTGAAGCAGAAGATTTAAGCGAAGATGAAGAATTTAAAGAGATTAAAAAAATTGAAGAAGAAATAAATCAAAAAGATGAACCAGAAATTGAGACTGATGAGCTCTCAGAAAAAGAAAAGTTTGATAATGGTTTATATAAAATAACCAAAAAATCAAGAGCTTTTGCAAAACAACCTCAGAGAATTCAGGTAGAGTTATACAATATACTTAAAATGAGTTTTACTTATAAAGAAAAATTGCTATTTGAGTCTGTTTATGAGAATGATCAAGATATTCACCTTGCTGCAACAAAATTAAGTGATTCCACAGTATCCGTGGCCACGGCCAAAAAAATGTTGAATAAGTTAGACGATAAAATAGTAAATTTCTTTTAAAAATGCTGATATCACAGGCCTTAGAAGCAAAAAGCTGTCCTGATGTACATGCAGTAGAAAACTTTTTGCGTTATCAGCGTCTAAAATACTGCTATGACAGTGGTTATAAGCAATATTGAGGGTGTTACGAATACCTTTATAAGCCCTAATACCTTTTTGATAGCTACCCCCTTAAATGAGTCCAGTTATCTGCTGGACTTTTTATGTTTTATGAAGGTTTTTAGCTGTTAATGAATAAATAATAGCAATAAGACCTAAAAAAATAGGAGGTAAATCAAAAATGGAAGAGCTGACGATTAAAGAAGCAGCTGATTATTATGGAAAATCGGAGTCCTGGATCAGAAAGAAAATTCTTTCAGGTGATCTCAAAGCAGAAAAAGTCCAATTTAAGTACGGGAAGAAATGGTTAACTACAGAGAAAAATCTTGATAATCTGGCTAAAAGATTAAATGAACAGTCAGTTAAAGAAAATCAAGTAGTAAATATCAGAGAAGTTAACCGACCTATTTCAGCCGAAGAAATCAATAAGCAGTTTAAACAGCTTATTTCAGCCGAAAATGAGAAGGCAGGGCAAGAGGTAATAAATACAGTGGTAAAAGAGTTTAAACAGGCAAATGAGCCGATTCTGGACGAATTTAAGGCACTTTCAAACCAATTAAAAGATAAAGATGAGAAAAATCAAAAGTTACATAGTGAAATTAAAGATCTGATCAGCCAAAAAAATGATAAAGAAAAGCTGATTCAAAAGCTAAAAAATCAGCTCCAGGATAAGGATCAGATAATTGAAAACCTCAAAAAAGAAAATAAGCAGCTTAAAATTAAGTTGAAACAGGAAAGTGAAAAAGGGATAATCAATAAAATACAAAGAGTTTTTAAATAGTTTACCAGTTGCTGCAGGATAATCTCTGCAGTTGTTTTTTTATATTAAATCAAGAGAAATAATTCACATATATAATTATATGGTCTAATATTTTATTTTAAAAAACAAATCAGACCTGGTGGACTTAAGAAAAAATTTTCTGCTGCAGACTATTGATAGACCAGTATTTACTTGAATTCTATTTCAAGGGGTTTAAGAAAGAATTAATTATTTTTTTGGCTGTCTATAACTTTATATTTCTGGCCACTAAAATTATCTTCTGACATTTCAAAAGATAAGGTTCTAACTATACCAAGAAAGTGGGCAAAGTGGGGTAAATGAAGCTCTATAAGGGGTAAATGAAGCTCGACACACCGTCATGATGGAAATTTAACCCCTTCAAACCTTAAATATACCCCCTAAAACCTTAAATAAACCCCCTTTTTTGTTAATATGACTGATTTATAATTTGATTCCGATTCAAAACATAAATTTTACCGATTATTTAGTTATTTTCAAAAAAAGTTTTGTACAAATTTGAGAATATGCTATAGTTATAGAAGTTAGTTAATCAGTTCAGATAAACCATTGATATAACGACAATCATAGACAATTAAAGGCACTCAAAAAACAGCTTAAACACCACCAGAAAAGCACTTAAGAAAAAGAGAATCTTAATTTAAGTCATTTCTGGTTGGCAGCTAAACTGCTTCAGCCGTGAGGAAGGAGGAGAGCTGCCAGGGAACACTCAAAACCACCCGAAGAAAAACGGCAGTTATTATCGGGTTAAATAGATTAATTGGAGGTGATAAATTTGAATACTCGAGAATTAAGAAATATTTTAGAAGAAAGAAAGAGTGAACTGAAAATAAAAATAGCTAAAGAAAGAGCAAAATCATTTAATAATCCTATGGAAATCATGGAAAAACAAATGAGATTGGTCGAATTAAACTCTATTTTATACATTATTGAGCACGGAACAGCTCCAGAACTTGGAGATCAGACCAAAACACTGGAACAGATGAAAAGTTACATGCACAATCAAATTAAGCAGAATGTAGCCAGTGAGCTACAAAATCAGGGCAAATAACAGCAGAAAGGGTAGATTGATATGATAGCAGCCAAAACAGAAAGACTGAAAACTAACTCAAATTAAAACTGATCAGAGCCAATAAAAAAGACCAGCCAGGTGGCTGATCTGTTAAGTCTTAATTAAATTTTGTTGGTTGTGATGAGTTTTAGTTATTCTTCTTGTTCTCTAGTGTCTTCCAGAGGTTCAATCATTTTAATATTTCCTTTTGGAATTAAAATGACATTTAGTTTATGCATTAAAAATATGTTATAAGTATCTGAATTAATTATAAACCCCTTTATATAAGTGCCGTCATTAAAATAAACTTTAGCTCCTAGATCTTCTTTTTCGAAACTCTCTATATATTTGTCAAAATTAGAAAAGTTAATTTTTTTCTTTCTGAGATCGCTATTATGAGTCTGTTCAGCCATGCTGGACATAAATCCACCCTCTTTTTAAATAATATTTGCAAAACTCTTAAAAAAAGTGTATCATTAAATTCAGAGCAATACAATTATTTAGAAATTAATCTAAAAATTACATATAAAAAAATTAAAAGCCCAGTCGGTGCGACAACACCACTGAGCAGACTGCCACTTCTCCTACAAGCAGCAGATTTTTTTGTTAATTCAATTATACCAAAAAGGTTGAGAGTTGACAAGAGTTTTTAAAATAAATCTAAAGGACTTGCCAGAGAATGCTGGTAGGTCCTTTTCTTATTTTCTGCAGAAAAGGTTGCAGGTTAGAGGAATAACTGCAATTAAAAAACTGCCGACGGGTAGGGACCGTCGTTTGAGCTAGCCAGGGAAAACTAAAATTATCTACTCATTGACCCATGAGGATATAGTGGGCAGTCAGCTGGACTTACAGCCAGTTTAAGTTAATAACTTAGCTGATCAGTATTAAACCTGTGCCTGGGACTTAAATTCCAGTTATTCAGGACAGGTTATCAGACTACTCGGATAAAAGAGCAACCCGTCCCAATTGAACGCCTTAAAAAGCCGATTTAAAGCTTTTGAGGTTAGTAAAGGGGAAGAGGCTAGTGATAATGGTAAAGTTGGACCTGAGCATTGTTAAGCTAGTCAGCAAGCGGTGGCCGAATCATGCTGCAGAGCTTGTTATGTGAACGACACTGCCGACACTGCGGTGCTAGTTAATACTTCCCTCTTTTTGTATTTTCTTAATGCAAAGGGGGAAGTACGCTCACTTCTCAACCTCTCCAACAGTGCTAGCTGTTCAAACCTGCTCATTTGAAGGCTAAACGAAAGCAAACAAACATTAAGCTTAAAGTGAGCTACTTACCTTAAAATTCAACTTGAAATGAATGATAACAGCTTGTCTATTCTCATGAATGAAAGCTAAGGTTTTAGCGATAAATTACATAAAAGTATATAGATATCAAAAAAACATTGAGAAAATGCTTTTAAATAACATAGAAAATGAGATTTAAAAAAATAACATAAAAGTAGTATAATTAAATAGATCAGGAAAGAAAAATGTTAAAAAAGCTTGGAAGTTGTAAAATTTAGTTCTAAAATGTCGAAATTTGTTAAAGAAATGAGAGGTAAAATATTTTTTTACTTAAAAAGCGAACATAGGTTTAAAAGGTGGGGGTAAAATGACTGTTAGAATTTTAGTTTATGCCAGCGAGAAATATTATTCAGCCCTTTTGATTGCTGGAAAGCACACTAAAAAAATTAAAGGACCACTCAAAGCAGCTGGAAAATTAGAGAACACTCTAAAAACAGTTATAAAAACACTAAAAATGCTGAAATATCCAGTTGAGATTGAGTTGATCACTGAGTATTCTATTTTTAGCAACCTCCAGGAGCTCGGGAGACCAGAATTTAAAAGCAGAAAAGAAGTTTCAGAAAATATCGACCTCTGGAAAGAATTATTTCAGCTGATCAAGCAGCATAAATATTTTAGTCATTTTTTGAATGACAAGAATCAACAAATATCGAGGGAATTTAATATTTTGAGAAATGATTGTCTCTATAAGCGATAAAAAAGCAGTAAAAATGCAATTATTTTGATGAGAAGGGTTGAATTTTCACGATAAAAACTAAATAATAAGAACGAGAGGTGATTTTTTACCTCTCAAAAAGAAAAAACTGCCTTCGAGGGCAGTTTAAAGTTCGTCATCACGCCGAGATAGAAAGGAGGTGATGACTATGAATATCCTTATTTTCTTAGACTTTAGATTTAATCTAAGTCTAACCATTGTTTTAGGATTGTTCATTGTGCTGACTAAATATCTAAATAAATAGTCAGCCGAACGACCTCAGATAAGCTGATCCCTTATCTGGGGTTTTTCTTTATCTAATATCAGTTTAATTCAACTTGATCTATTTGTCAAATAACATTGTATTTAAATTAAACCAGAGATCAGTTGAAATTCACATAAAGTATAAAATTAAGCAGCAATATTTAAAAGTTCTTTTAAAATACTAATTTTACTGGCCCTGGTGCTTAAATTGGTGATCACAGAAGTAAAAAGTTGGCCTGGACTACATGCAGCAGAAAACTTTTTTCGTTATCAGCGTCTAAAATACTGCTATGACAGTAATTAGGGAGGTTTTAAGTTGAATTTTGAATTAATAGCTAAAGAAATCATTGAAAAAAGAGTTGATCAGGAAATTGAAAAACATTCTTTGTTGATGAAAGTAAGTGAAGTTAAAGAAATTTTAGACATTCACGATGACGGCCAGATTTATAAAATGCTAAATAATGACCAGATACCTGGAGGAAAAAAGATACCAGGACTCGGTTGGAGAGTAAACAGAGATAAGTTTTTTATCTGGTTATATTCTGACAGCGATTTAATTTAAAATAGAGGGTCTCAAAAACCCTTTATCAGATGCTCAACCCCTTATGAGAGTTACCCCCTTAAAATATTTGAAAGAGGTTTTAAATTCACTGTCAATTCATGGTTTAAAAGCACTTTTAAATTAATAATACCTTTACGATCTAAATTCTTGCATAGACTTATTATGCTGTGATAAAATATTAAGTGGGTAAGAGTAAACTTACCTTTAGGATTTTAATTTCCAATTTGTATCTCATTTGAGAAAGCCAGCTGTAAAAGGCTGGTTTTTTTATTTGCGTTATTCTGGCCAAAGATAGCGGTAGCAGCAAAATCATTGTTATTTTAAATATTTTTGGCAGCCAAAGTTTGGTTTTTAACTTTTGTGCCTATGCTCATTTTGGTAGTTTCACAGTGAGACAAGCAGATATGATTTAGTCGTTCGGAATGTGGACAAGCAGATTCGATTCTCCAGAATGTGGAGAAACATATTTAGTCCTCAAAATTTTGGAGCACTAAACTATTGTGTAACAATTGCACAATAAAGTGATCCTCTCAAAAAAATAGAAACAGAGCTGATCCTCTAGAGGATTAAATTTGCTAGTCTAATTGTTGAACTACCACTGATAAAAATTTACACCAATTTGATTGTTTGAAATTCCAACAATCGATTATCGCAAATTGCGAGAAATAAACCTGCTGCACATTAATTCGGTCGTGCAAAATTTACACAAGCAAAAATGGTCTTCGGAATTTCAGATGAGCAAAATAAGTAATCTGAAAGCTAAATAAAAGCACTTTTAAATTATTCTGGAAAATACATATTTTCTGGAGTAATTTTTTTATTATTAAAAATGAATGTAACCTTTTACCGATTATGTTACATTAGTGAAAATTAAAGAGATTACTGTTATATCAATGATTTAGTTAATTTTATAGTTTTATCATTATCATTATTATAATTATTACTTTGTAATGTTGCGTTGAATGTAATAAAATAGACAAAAGGAGCTGATTTTATGCAAAAAGTAAAACCAATTCGAGATAAGGAAAAAATAAATGAAATGAGAGCCGTTTTAAAAAGACAGAACTATAGAGATTATATTTTATTTGAATTTGGAATTCATTCTGGATTGAGAATATCAGATCTGCTGCAGTTAAAAGTTAAAGATGTAAAAAATACTTATCATATTACATTAACCGAAAAGAAAACTGGCAAATTTAAAGAGTTTGATATTAATGAGCGGGTAGAAAAACAAGTAAGCGACTATATTGTTGGTATGGAAGATGAAGAATATTTATTTCAAAGCAGAAAAGGTGAGAATAAACCAATCGGCAGAGTCCAGGCTTATAGAATTTTAAGAAAAGCAGCTGATCAGATTGGTTTAAAGAAAATTGGGACTCATACTTTAAGAAAAACCTACGGTTACTGGCATTATAAAAGAAATAAAGATGTAGCTTTGCTGCAAAGAATATTTAATCACAGTTCTCCGTCAATAACTCTTGAATATATTGGAATTTCTCAGGAAGAAATTAATAAAAGTACCAGAGAATTTTATATTTAAAAATCGTATTGGTAAAATTTTTATAAAAAATTATTTGATTTTTTAATTTAAAAATGTTAAAATGTTTTTAATCCAATAAAAAAGGGGGATAAATAATGAGTGATGATAAAAAAACTCTAACAGTTCAGATAGATCCAGAGCTGCACAAAAAACTTAGAACTAAGTTGAGTCTTGAGGGTAAAACTTATAAAGACTGGGCGATTGAGCAGGTCAAACGGTATGTAGCAGATTTAGATATTTAAAGTTAGTCGGTATTATTCGATACCCTTATAATAAAAAAAGGGGGGGTGATAACTATCGGTCGAGTTAAGGTCTTTAATGATGAGAAAAATATCATTTTAAAAGATAAAGATAATGAAATTCTCGAAATAATGACAGCTGGTCAGGCAAAAAGTTTAGTTGAAAGATTAGTAACTGCAATTGAAGAAAGGAAGTGATCACTTTGGCTTTAGCAATTAAAAGAGTAACTTTAAGCCGTGAAACTGGGACTGTGCAGAAAAGAGAGGTAGTTAACAGAAATCCTGATATCACCGAAGAGGAAGTTTATGCTCCTTTTTCAAAGCTGGTTTATGATCGTATTATGAAAAATGAAAGGGGTTAAAAATGAGCAAAAAAATTGGTAAAACTAAACAAGATGAGCTGATAAAAGTATATTCTGCAGCTGGTAAGTATGTTGTAGAGATTGATAATGTAGTTATTGGTAAGTTTGAAGAACCAGTAGAAGCTGAAAGAGTTGCTAAAGTAGAAATGCTCAGAAGTTATGGTTTAAATTATGATCAAGCTAAAGAATTGGTTAATTCTAATGTGATCATCAGTTATAATTTTTTAAATGACTGGAAAAAAGACTCTAAAAATAAAATTGAGACTAAAAAAGTCGGCGAAAAGTGGGAGATAATTATCAACGGTACCAGGAGAGGAAAGGCCGAAACCAAAGAGGACGCTGAAAGAACAGCAGATTATATTTTAATTTCACAGCAACACCCTCACTGGACTGTGCAGCAGTGCTGGGACTATGTAGATCAAGAAAGAGGATTTAAAAATTAATCAGGGGGTATTTATTTAAATGATTACTAAAAAATATGAAGAAATCACTGATCAACTAGAATCTAATAGTGAATATAGAAATCTTGAAGACAGATTAATAGATTTAGCAGATGAAGAAGCAGCAGAAAAAGTAGTTTGTACTGTATCAGATTTGAGAGACGAAATTATAGAATTTGCTTATTTAGAGGGTTTTGCAGCAGGAATAGAAAAGAAAACACGAGAAGAATTTAAAAGAAATATAACCAGTCATTTAAAAACAACTGATTTATATGAACTTTTAGATTCATTAGATTTTACTAAAAAACAAAAAAATGCCAGCTCCCAATAAAGAACTGACATAATTCGACATTAATATTATACACTATTTTGGCCCTGATGTAAAAGTCAGGGCTTTTTCTTTGCCTGATCAGCGAGTGCTGGTCGTGTTTTTTATTTGCTATCATTCAAAAGCTCTTTCATTTTTTCTACAGAAATTCCTTTTTCAAGATCTCCATTTTTATTTCTCCAGGTTATTTTGGCAGCTGCTTCTTTAACAGTATATTTACCACTTTTCACTTTATTTCCCCAGTATCTTTTTCGATAGTTATAATCATGCTCGCATTCAGAACGAGATGAAGTAGTAGATAAAGGTGGACAATAAAGTTCATTTCCATTTTCAGCAATAAACTCTCTTCCGCAATATTTGCAATTCCTCATTTCTTTAGATTTTTTCAATGAATCAACTAAATAATAATAAACTGCATTCATTAAGTTTTGAGAATGTTTTTCTTCAATAACTGCTCCCTTATTGTCTATAACAATTTTAGGTTCTATTTTCTTTATTTCTTGATTAAGAACTCTAATAGCTGGTGAATAGTTTGCCTTTTTACCAGTTTTACTGATATCAGACTGGGCTTTCATAAATTGTTCTATCTGTTTTATTTGTTTGGTATTTTCTAAAAAAGTTAATAGGTGATCATAACCAACCTCTTTTTTAGATTCTAAAGGATTTATTAATTTATTTAATGATTGGTTTAATAACAAGCCGTGTTTTTTATAAAAAGATAAAATATTTTCACATTCAAGAAAATTAGTGTGCAAAATATCATAAAATAATTTATTTAATTCCTGCAGTTCAGAAATTTTATTGTTTTTCTTTTTTTTAATACCAACTATATATATATCCATTAGCTTTAAACTTAAATCAGTATTAATTTCATTTTTATTTTTATTTTCAAAATCTCTATAAAAATTGAGTAATTTTTCTACTTCTGAACAAAAAATTTTAATAGGTTGATTATCGCCGTCTAAAACATAAAAATTAAAAGTGTTGAAATGACAGGCTTTAGCTACTAAATTCATTTAAAAAACCTCCTCAAATACTATATAAATACTGTGCATGAATTTCATTTAAATACTACAGCATTAATTATACAATATAGTTAGTGATAAAACAAATGATAATAATTATAAGGAGGTTATTAAAAAATGAAAAATCCACTTAAGGATCTGATGGAGAAAAAGAACTGGACTTACACAGATTTATCAATTATTGCAGATGTATCAAGAGGAACTATTTATAAGGTTAGAGAGGGTGATACAAAAGAACTCAATAAAAATATTCTTAATTTAGTTAAAGAAATCGGAGAAGATCCAGAAAAATTTAAAAAAGATTATCAGAAATTTAGGAAAGAAAAAAAGAAAGCTATTTTAAGACAATAAGGGTGATTTTGAATGAGTGATAATAAGAAATACTATTATTTAAAACTAAAAGAGAATTTTTTTGATAGTGAAGAAATAAAAATACTAGAATCAATGGAAAACGGGTATAAATACAGCAATATATTATTAAAAATGTATTTAAGATCGCTCAAAAGAGACGGATTGCTAATGTTTAAAGAGACAATTCCTTATGATTTAAAAATGATTTCTACAATAACTGGTCATAATATCAATGATGTAAAGCAATCCCTGGTATTATTTCAGCAAATGGGGCTTATTGAAGTTCTTTCTAATGGGGCAATTTACATGATGGACATTCAAAATTTTATAGGTGAGTCTTCAACAGAAGCAGATCGAATAAGAGCATATAGAAATAAAGTCCAAGAGAAAAAAGAAAAATTATTAGATTCCGAGAACACAGGCAGTGTAAGCGATATTACAAATGTTGTTTCAGATGATGTTACAAATGTACAACATAAGAACGACATTTCTACACCAGAGTTAGAGTTAGAGATAGAGTTAGAGAAAGAAAGACCGTCGGAAAATGATTCCGACACTGAGTCTTCTGGAGATGAATTTTCTATTACAAAAAAAGAAAATGGTCGTTATGATTATCCAGAAGAATTTGAAAGAATATATAACCTTTATCCGTATCAGCGAGGAAATAAGCTTGCAGGTTGGCGGAAGTGGGCAGCAACCAGAAGAAGAGGGGTTCCTGAGGAAGATTTAATACAAGCAGTTAAAGCTTATGCTGCTAAATGTAAGCGAGAAGGAACTGAAGAACAATGGGTTATGCACATTAAGAAGTTTTTTGGCCCTGATAGATATTATGAGACTTATTTAAACAAGAATGATGGCCCAGTCGCTGAAGATAAAGAAAAAAATAGATTAGAAAAAATAAGAAAAGAGCAGGAAAGAAGGGCTGCTAAACATGGATGACAATGTATTTTATGATCATGAACTCGAAAAAGGCTTTATAACTTCAATACTTTCTAATCCAGAACTGTTTGCTGATGTAGTAGATCAGATAAATATAAATTCATTTCACAGCAAATATTGTTCAGAAATATTCAAAAAAATGCAGCAGGATTATTTAAAAGATGGAGATATCAAAAAAACTCAAATAATGCTCTATTCTACAAACAAATTTGGAGAAAATAAAACAGAGGAAATTTTAGATAATAAATATTTTGTGCCAATGGAATTAGAGACCATAGTTGATAAGTTAAACGATATCAGAGATAGACGCCAGGTAAAAGAATCGCTAAATAAAGCTTATAACCATCTCAAAAATACAGACTTAGGACCAGATGAATTTAAGTCTAAAGTACAGGACGAGATATTTAATTCAACCAGCAAAAATTTAGAAAAAAACTTAATTCATAGTGTAGAAGATATTTTGATGGAAAGCTTCAGGAGATTTCACGAACGCCAGGCTGGTAAAACAGCAGAAAAAATTAAAACTGGATTCAGATCATTCGATATTATGACTGGCGGATTAAGCAGAAAACACTTGTCTATCATAGCTGGACGGCCTTCGATGGGAAAAACTTCAATGGCAACAATTCTATTACAAAAAACTTTAGAAACCAGCAATATACCAAGTCTAGTATTTTCTATGGAAATGTCGAGAGAAAAGCTTATCGATAAAATTTTGATACAGCGAGCTCAAATTTCTGCAAGTGATTATTATGCAATTAATAAAAAGTCAGAACTAGATTTAGATAAAATGTCAAAAGCTGATAGAGAAGCAGAAGAGGCCAGGCGTAAAATCTTAGATAAACAAATGAAAGCATTAGACATTGCTCGCAACTGGCTTGTAGAAAAACCACTAAAGGTTGTTGAAAAAAGAGGGTTAGATATAAACACTATTAAATCAATTTCAAGAAAAGTAGATAATCTTTACGAAAATAAACTTGGCTTAATAATTATTGATTATCTAACCTTAATCAGAATTAGTGCAGTGGGGGGGAGATTAGACAAAGGTTATGCGAATGCTGCAAGAGATTTGAGAGATTTATCAGATGAACTCAACTGTCATGTAATGCTACTGCACCAAATTAACAGAGATCTAAAGAATAGATCAAATAAAAGACCTCAGTTAACGGACCTCCGTGAAAGTGGGGAACTCGAGGAAGCTTCAGATGTCATTGGTCTTCTAAACAGACCAGAATATTATAAAGCACGCGAAGAAGGAATAGAAGAAGAATTATATCAAGACGATGCAGAATTTATTATTGCTAAAAATAGAGAAGGGAAGACAGGCACTATATCTGTAAATTGGATCCCTGAAATTTTAACATTCCAAGACTACCTGGATAAACGAGTTTACGGCCCTATAAATTACTTAAGACAATAAAAAAGACTCTGCTTGCGACAGAGTCAGAAAGAAAAATATTTTGCGAGGTATCTTAACTATGAGTATATCAAAAAGCTATCACGAAAAGCAAATAGAGAAAATAGACAAATTAATACAGAAATCATTTTGGCTAAAGCACAAAAGTTATTGGTTTTTAAATAAGTGGAGAAGTGAACACTTAAGAGAACTCAAAAAATCAGAAGAAGAATTAGCTTAACCTCCGTCTCGACTGGGCCAACACTAAAGAACAAATATAAATCTAAAGGGAAAACAAGAGCGTTGATCACCTGAGGTCTGGGCCAGCACTTAAAACCTAAAACCCTTAAAGAGCGGGCGGGGGGGAAGTTCGTACGAACTTAAAAACATAAAACCATTAAAACCAAAGAGGAGCGATAAAAATGAGTGAAATTACTAAAAAGAAATGCAATCGTTGTTTAGAACTAGAGAAAGGTTTATCTGATGGCCCAGGTGATGATCTTGAAGAAAATTTAATAGATGAGGTTATCAAACATAGAAATATAACTTTAAATTGGGCTAATAATTTTCTAGAAAGACATGATCCGATTGATAGAGTCTGTGAAGAATTTTTGAAAGAGACTATTTATCAGGCTTTAGTTGATAAAGATGAAAGTTACAGCAATCCAGAGGGAGATATTTATTATGCTATTAATGGTCAGCTGCATAAAGCTGTAATCACCCTGGTGAAAGTGGAAAAAGAGGAATTAGAGTCCCTGGGAGATTGGAGAAATAAGATGTTTCCAAATAATGAGCTGGCCCAGTCGTATAAAAAGGAGCATAACCACAGCTTAAGTGAGGAAAATATTGATTTTGAAACAGTTACAGACTACATTCAGCAGCTGAAAGATGAAAGGGATCAGTTACTGCAGCAATCAAAAGTAGTTTTAAATGACTTTCAGATAGATACAGGCTCAATGCAGGTTTTAAGAGAGATTGTAGAGGAGGTTAACAATGCTGATCAGTAATGAAGAAAGAAATAATATGATTAAAATTTTTGGTGAAGAAGCAATTAAAAATTTAGAGATAGCTGAAAGTCCTAATAGTTCAGCTGAGGAAAAGGAGCATGCTAAGTTTTGGCTGCACAGAAAAGTATTATTAACTTTCAAAGAAATGATTGAGGAAGATCTCAAAGGGACCAGGGACTTAAAAAAATTCATAGAGGAAAATGAGTCTAAAACGAGTGAAAAAGAGAGGATCAGAAAAGCCAGAAGGCTCAAACAGGGACTTGAAGACTCTCTTTATACTTTCGGTAAGACAATAATTGATCATTTAGTTGAGTTTGAAAAAGTTGCTAAAGTAAAAGATTTAGCTGCTATTATTCAAAAGGAGCCTGAAAGGCTGAGGGAACTGGCTAAAAACTTTGATGAGCAAAGAGATGAATCATTATTTATGTTTTTGATTTATACAGAAGGAGCCGAAGGCGAAGAGAACCCGCTGGCCCGCTCGGTGCATCACTATTTATTAACCAGGGCAGAAAGTGATCCAGAATTTCAAAAAGTATTTTTAAATAAATTAGATGAAGTTGAAAAAGGAGAAAAACGGGCTCATTTAGAGCTCATTAAAAAATAAATTTATATTTAGGTAGTATGAAAAAAGAAAAATTAGTGGGAAAGGAGGTGGTTCCAGTGGGTATGAAGCTTAA